ACCCGCCCGGACAGCCGAATCACGCAGCTCTGGCAGCGCCTGAGCCGTAATCACGGCGTAAGCAGCACGGAGATCCGCCATAACCCGGTCTCCAGCTATCTGGAGCAGCTCGGGGCATCAGACCCCGAAGCCGCCGCACGCCTGGCATCCACAATTCAGCAGGACCAGAACACCATGAAAACTCCCGTTACCGTGCTTTCTGACATGCTGCGCGCCATCCGTGACGCAGAGCACGCACAAAGAATCAATGAAACCACTGAACGCGCCCGCCGCAAGGCTACTTTGCTCCAAAAGAGAGGCAAACAGCACTTTAGTAATCAAAATGATGATGAGAAAAAACAATTACAAAGTTGGATATGCCTTTTCCATCATGAGGGATGAGATGTGAATCGCTAACCGAATATTGTGTTGAATAGAATGCAATTGATATAATTCCCCTTAATTCATTGAAAACTGGATTTTTTGCATAACTATGCAAATATCTATGGACGGCGACGATGTTTTTTATCGGGAAAACTCAAGTGCCATGTTAAGATTATGTTTATTTTTTACTGAGAAAATCGTGGATGACAAAGCCTTCTCATTTTAGAACCCCTCTTCGTTATCCGGGAGGTAAGGCAAAATTCTTGCCACATATTGAACAAATACTCCGCAACAATGATCTCATTGGTGGATGTTATGCTGAACCTTATGCAGGTGGAGCCGGTGTTGCATTAGGTTTGCTCCTTAACGGTCTTGTTGAAAATATCTTCATAAATGATATTGATCCTGCCCTTTATTCTTTTTGGTTTGCAGTGGTTAATCATAACGATCTGTTATGTGAAATGATTGATGAAGTTCCTGTGACTATTGAAAATTGGCATACTCAAAAGGAGATACTCCTAAACAATGATAAATATAGTATGCTTGAAGTCGCATTATCTACTTTCTTTTTAAATAGAACAAACCGTTCAGGAATACTTAAGGCTGGCGTTATTGGAGGGAAAGAACAAAAAGGACCATGGAAGTTAGATGCACGATTCAACAAAAAAGAGTTAATTAAAAGGATTGAACTAATTGGGGCATATAAGGAGAAAATTTACGTATCGAATTTTGATGCTGTAGATTTTCTGCTACACCAAAAAGCATTGCTACCCCAAAATAGTCTAATATATCTTGATCCACCTTATTATGTTAAAGGAGCAGAGTTATATAGAAATTTTTATAAACATGATGATCATGTAAAAATCGCTAATACACTACGGGAAATTCAACTACCTTGGGTTGTGTCTTATGACAATGTGCCTGAAATAAAAAGCATATATCATGAATTCAATATGACTGATTATACGCTTAATTATACTGCACAAGATAAGAAAAAAGGTCTAGAAATTATCATTTATAATCATGGTATAAAAATCCCTGACATTTAAATTTAAGGATGATATAGATGATTAAAGAAATTAGTTTTAAAAAATTTAAGAAACTGATAGATATTGACTTCTCATTCAATGAAGACATCAATATAATATCAGGAACCAATGGGACATGTAAGACAACATTGCTTCATTTAATTAGCAATGGTTTCCAAATGCCACCATCTCGATCACAAAATTATTCAAATAGTAATTGTGTTAGAGTTATAAAATCTATAAACAAAATAGCCAACCCCAAAATGGAAGCAATTGTTAGGGAATCAAAAAATTACACCGATCCGGCAGAGGGAACAAAAGGTGTGTTATTTTCTATTAACTATTTGGATCATAGCACACTAGACTTCAGAAAGCACAACTCAAAAAATCCAGACGAAGCGCAACGGTATGCTATCAAACCAGTATACCCACGCGGAAAAGAAAAACAATCACTTCCAGCTAAACCAGTTTTATATCTTGGATTATCGCGACTATTCCCAATTGGTGAAACTAAAGACGACGCCCTTACAAAAATTCCGTTAAACCTACCAGAAGAGTATGTTGGTTATATATCGAAAATATATAATGAACTTTTGGGCATTAATATTATAAATATAGAATCAAACAATATCGGAGATTTTAAAGCTGGCCCATTATTTGATACCGATAACCCAGCAATTGATTCTAATACCATATCATCCGGGGAAGACAATATATTCGTTATAATCAAGGCATTAGTTAGCCTTAGGTATTATTTTGAATCACTTATTCAATCCACTGATCAAAAAGAAAGCATTCTGTTAATAGATGAATTTGATGCCACTTTACATCCTTCTTTACAGATAAGATTATTAGATAAAATTTATCAATACGCAAAAGATTATAAGATTCAAGTATTTTTCACAACGCACAGTCTGACATTGCTAGAATATGCTTTTCATAAAAAATATCATGTTGCCTATCTAATTAACAATATTACAAAGGCTCTGCTTTTGGATAATCCTGATATATTAAAAATAACAATGTATCTGAAAACACAAACAAAGGATGAGATATACACAAGGAACAAGATACCAGTTTTCACGGAAGATGAAGAAGCTCGCTTTTTATTTAATGAAATACTTGGTTATTGGATAAGCAAATATCCAAATTTTGCTATAGTTAGTAATTCATTTCACTTAATTGATTGTTTCATTGGTGCAGACAATTTAAAAACTATTTTTAATGATTCTCATCTTAAGGAAACCTCGTTAAAATCAATTTGTATTCTTGATGGAGATCACAGCCCTGAGGATCAGAGAGGAATTATATCACTGCCGGGTGAAAAAGCTCCAGAACAATTGATATTTGAGCATTGTGAGCACCTTTATAATACCGACGACTCTTCCTTCTGGGAAAATCAGGATATAATTAACAATGGTTTTTCGAAAGAGTTATACTTACTCAAGATACGTCCTCAATTACAATCAATTGAAACTGAAATTCAGAAAAGAAAAGACAACCATGAGTCTACATCCGGTTTAAGAAGAAAATTAAATAAGAAAATATTCAATCAGCATATTGAATTCTTTAGAATGATTACAAGAAACTGGTTAGACAAACCAGAAAATCAGAAATCTCTCCAGTATTTTTACAATGGATTACGATCCTTATTCTACCGGGTTACACCAACAAACGGCATTGACAGAAAAATTTGGGATTTTGACTATAACAAAATCATTAAAGAGGATAAATAATGTATTCTAATAGGATATAAACATCAAAGCTATATTTTTTACACATATCAAGAGTAAAAAATAATTTAACTTTTACATAACGACCTCTTTTACAAATAAGTAGAAAAGGTCGTTATAACTCTCATCTCCATAGCATGTAATTTTCTTTGCATATTTTCACATAACAGTCAGGGATGTATTTATAAGCAACGTCGTATACATAGGCTCAATTTTTCTATAAATAAGCACTCCGTTCGGTTTGCACAATAGTGCACAAATTTGCACAATTTTTTTGAACGACTTTTTGCCCTTCCGGCCCGCATGGCGGCTGGATCCGTCAAGGATCCGTGCGTGCACAAAAAAACGCGCTTTTTCTGCGCGCAGGTGACGGGGGAACAGCCCGCGTTTCAGGGGGTAAATAGCATTCCCTGAACGATGTCGCAGCGACACAACAGAATGGCTGTATCGCTCACGCTGAGCGTGAAAAATACGTAAGGGGTTCTGATTTGATGGGGTGAAAGGTAAGGCCGTCAAAATCGCACTGAGGCGGCGAGAACATGCTATCAGCTCGATGGGATTGCGTAAGAGTCTGGCCGTCGATGATGGCGATAAGTTGGAAGACGTCGTGAAATTATCTGATTGATACGGGAGCTGGAGAGTCGGGGCATAAATTTTTTATGCCCCGGCGAAGCAGCAGACAAGCGAAGCGCGTCAGTGATGCGGCACCTTGCCGACCACACTTCATAAGTGCAAAATACGAGCAAAGAAATCAATGGAGGCTGTCTTATGGTCATTAATTACAAGCAGTTACGAGAAAAACGAGATCAGGTAAAGGAGAGTTTTCGCCGCAATGAAGACCTGACCCCGCTTGTACGCATTGCCCAGGGAATTGTTGATGCTTATGAAATCTCTCTGGAGCTGCCATCACAGACATGGACTGATAGCGACGGTAATCGCCAGCATTACGTTTCATGCGGACTGGAAACGGCTGAAGGGTTTCGCAGAATGCCTTTATCTCAGATTCCTGCCGCTACCCCCAAAGCAAGGGGCGGCAATGATGAGCGAAAACTGATTTTCAGCATTGAGACAGTGGTTGACGACACACCTGGCGAAGTCGCCTTCGTGCATACTCCTCTTTCGATCGCAATGTATAACGATGAAATACAGGTTCGCGTTAATAATAATATCGTGCCACTTAAAGAAGGTAATTCACCATACACCACCGTCTGTGAAGCCATTCAATATTACGTTCTCTCTGAAATTGATAATCTCAAGCCTGACGGCACACAGAAAATGGTTCAACTCTGGTAAAAAGGACAGCCCCATCACGGGGCTGTTTTTTCATCAAGAAGAGCATAAGAATTAAAACGGATCACCTCTTCGCCAAGCCAGTCATTGATGTGCTTCATGGCCTCCATGACGGGCATCAGCTCGTTAATTGCGTAAACCCGCGCTGCCTTCTCCACATCACCAAACGCACTTTTTTCGCCCGGCATCGCCCCCATCAGTTGCGGCGGAACGCGGTGCGCAGCCAGCACATCATCACGGGATGCCGCCTTAACATTCATGAACTCATCCTTTGCGGTGATCTGCTGGAACGGCAAAATTTGCACACCTTCTTTGCCCCCGTTTGGCGCGTGAATGAGCACGTTTTTAAATGCACCACCACCACGCGCACCCTGTAGCGTTTCCTTCAGGGAGTCCATGCTTTCGCGGTTTACCTGCGCTGCACCGATGTAGATGATGCACCCGGCGTGGGATCCATTGTCGTAGTACAGTTTTCTGAACATGTCCGCCGAATGAGACAGGCTGGCCGAGAGTAATGCGCCAAGATATTCCGGCATGCCGTAGATTTCCTGGTTAATATCCGGGTTCATCAGGTGGCACACTTTGCCAGGGCGAAACTGAAACGCGTCCTTGCCATCCTGCACATACCACCATGATTCAAGATCGCTTCCGCGTCGCATGTATTTCGCCAGGGCGTGCCGTAATTTAAGCGGTTCGCCGAGCATATTGCTTCGAAGCTCAAGGAATGCGTTACCGAACACAAACCAGTCCAGCGCCAGCGCCGAGAAATCCTGCCGGGAAAGCAGCGGATGCGGAATATAGCAGCCGAGCAATACATTACGCTTAAAGTAAAGCGCAGACTGATGCCAGGACGTTTGCCGGGCAGCTCTTGCCAGACCGTACCAGTCCACCGGGGTTTCATACCATCGCCCGTTATCAGCACAGTACATATTGTCCAGCAGGTCATGCCCGGTCAGGCGGTAAGGACCATCAAATGTGAATGCACTGAGCGACGATTCTTTCCTGAGCGCATCAGCGAGATCAATGCGTGAACTCATGCGCACTTTTTTATTTTTTCTGCTCATCAGAACTCCATAACCGTGAAACGCTCGTTTTCTCCTTCGCCGCCAATTGGTTCGTTAATGACAGCAAGCATGGTTGCCCACGCAAGGTCGCCGTGGCTGATCCCCCTCGCGCGGTCCGTTTCGTAAGTGATAAAGCCGCCCGGTGTTTTCACCTTACGCACGGCGTTAAAGGCCGCGACCAGCTCGCGTTCGGCGCGATCGTATTCCCACCGCCCGGCACGCATTATTTGCAGCATTTTCAGTACCAGCGACCGTTTTGATGACAGCGTGAAGGTGTACGGAATAGCGGCAGGGAAAAACCGTTTCACTATCTGATAAACAGCCTCCCCGTTCCCGCCCGTCACATCAATGCCGATGTGTTCCACGTTGTAGCGACACGTGAACTCTTCAATGACTCTGGCCTGTTCTTCAAACTCCAGCCCCTGAACGCGTCGCGTCTCCACCGTTCGAAAACGGCCACCAGGAACAGCCGGAGGAACCACCACGGACACCGCGCCACTGTCGCCGTTTCCACTGCTGCCGTTTGCGTCATACCCAATCCATACCGGACGATTCCCCATCGGGCGGGGAGCAAAAGGTTTCCAGTCTTTCCAGTCGTCGTATCCGTCAACGCCGCAGCCAATCAGGATATTCAGGTTAAATGCCGATTCCCCTTCGCGGACAAACTCACACATATAGAGATTGCGGAACTCGTCTTCGGTGTTTTCATCACGAATTTCATCAATATCGGTGTGTTTCCAGCCGTGATTAACCACATCTTCCAGCGTGACAATTTGCCGCCACGTCCGGTCGGGGCAGATAAGCCCGTTATGCAGCGTTTTCCAGTCCACAGAAAAACGCTGGCGTTTATGCGCGGCCTTTTTCTCGTTCCAGCGGTCGCCGTTCCAGTAGACGTATGCCTCGTGCGTTTCGGTTGATGGCGTGGAGAAGTAGGTGCGTCGCAGCCCGCTGAGGGTTGCCATAGCGCCAGCCACCTTGCGCAGTTCAGCAAAGCGACTGACCCAGAAAAATTCATCAAAATAAAAATTGCCTGTGTAGGACTGTGCCGTCGCAGCAGAAGTACCGAGAAAATGCAGTTCTGCGCCGTTGGAGAGGATGATTTTATCGCCCCCTTTCAGCTCCACATCAACTTCAGATGCAGCCTTCTGAATAATGCTTTTAAACTGGAACGCCTGACGACGCGACGCAGACAAAAAAATCTGGTTACGCTGGTAAGGTTGCGCCACATCGTCACGCAGCGCCATCAGCAGTGCTTCCTGTGCAAAATACCAGGTCGCCCCAATCTGTCGGGATTTCAGGATCATCCTGTTACGTATCCCGGCTTCCCTGCAAAGGGTCAGGGAGTCAAACCAGCCCCGCTGATGCCACTCCAGCCTGCTGATGATTTTTTCCCGCAGTGCGGCAATCTGTTCCGGCGTGAAATGATTTTTAAGCTTTTTCGCCCGGCCTTTCTTTCCTGTGGCCGTCGCATCCGGCTGGCCATCATGCAGTTTTTTAAGCTGCCGGGTCAGCAGGTCTATTTCCTTAAAGTCACCGCCTGTTTTATTCTGTTTTTCAGTAAGCTGGATGAGGCGCGCATCGATGGACTGCGTGACACGCTGCACGGGTGGCGTTTCATCCCACTGGTCGCGTTTTTTCCACGCATAAATCGTGTTCGGGTTTATTCCCATCAGACGTGATATTTCAGCGGGCGGATAACCCTGCCAGTAAAGTTGTCGCGCACGCTGGCGCACAAAAGCGTCCTGAATCATTGCTCCCCCTGAGTAATTACAGGAAGATTACCCGCGCGCGAAACCGTTCTCCTTAACCCCCTGTTCTGGCCATTTTCTTACAACAAAAGCCCTTTGTATCAGCCTGTTACGCTTTGCCATCATGACTGAAGAACCAGTCAGAGGGGCAAAAACTATGGCTAATGAAAAAAAGACATCACGCAAAAAGTTTCGCGTGGCTGTCTCCGGATCAACTGTTGATGGCCGCGAAATCAGTCCGGTGCATCTGCGTGAAGCTGCTGAGAACTTCGACCCGGATGTTTACGCTGCCCGCGTGAACGTTGAGCACTATCTCTCGCCATGCCCGTCAAGCGAATTTTCCGCAATGGGCGATGTCACCGCACTGAGTACGGAAGACATTACGGAAGGTCCGCTGGCCGGACGTACTGCGCTGTATGCAGAAATCGAACCGACCGAGCGCATGAAGCAGCTTGTCGCTGACGGCAAGAAAATCTATTCCAGTATCGAACTGCACCCGCAGTTCTCCGTTAACGGGCGCGCCTATCTGGTCGGGCTGGCGATGACCGACACCCCGGCAAGTCTGGGCACTGAGCGCCTGAAATTCACGGCACAGCAACGTCAGGCGGTGATGACGTTCAACAGTGTCCAGGGTGAAGCACCGCTTATCTCCGAAGCCATCGAGTCTGAAATCATCGAAATGGCAGAACAACGCCAGGAAGAAGGCACCCAGTGGTTTAACCGCGTAATGGGGATTATTGGCCGTGGCCGCAAAGCGGATGACGCCAGTTTTTCCCGCATTCAGGAAGCGGTGGAAGGCGTCGCAACGTCACAGGCCGACATTATCGACCGTTTTAATGCGCTGGAAACCCGCCATCAGCAGGACAGCCAGAAAATCACTTCACTGACCACAGAGCTGACAGCACTGAAGGAAAAACTGCGCACGCAGGACGGCGATCCGCAGAACCGGTTCACCGCAACGGGCGCAGCCTCCGATCAACTGGCTGACTTCTGATAAGACAAAGGAGCAAATTTTTTATGAATCTGGTGATGTCAGATATTACCCGCAACAAGCTGGGTTGCTATATGGCGCAGCAGGCGTCGCTTAACAACATCCCGGTATCTGCACTGGTATCGCGATTTACCGTGGAACCCTCGGTGCAGCAGCGTTTTGAAAACGCAGTAAAGGAAAGCACCGAATTTACAAAAAAAATTAACGTGTTCGGTGTGACCGACCAGAAAGGCGAAAAAATCCTCCTGGACACCACCGGGCCGATTGCGCGCACGAATACCAGTTATGACGGCACAAAACGCCGTAACCCGAATAACGTGGTTGATCTGAAAAACCGCAAATATCAGTGCGAACAGGTGAACTACGACACGTTTATTTCGTATCCGCAGCTTGATGCCTGGGCGGCACACCCTGATTTTCAGTCCCGCGTCAGCACACAGATTGCCCGGCAGGTGGCGCTTGACCGCATCATGATCGGTTTCAACGGCACGTCTCACGCAGATGAGTCCAACTTCAGCACTAACAAGCTGCTTCAGGACGTTAACGTGGGATGGCTGGAGCACATCAGAACCGACGCCAGCGAGCGCGTAATGAATGACGTGACGCTGACCTCCCGCAACATGGACAACACCGTGGCGCACGCGGGTAAGTATGCGAACGCTGATGCTCTGGTACAGGACGCGCGCTCATCCCTGCTGGATGAATGGCACAAGGAAGCTGACGACCTCGTGGTGATTATGGGGCGCAACCTGTTTAACTCGCTGCGTCTGCCCGTGCTGAACAGCATCAGCGGCCAGAATCCCAATGCGGAATTACTTGCCGGACAGCTCATCCTGTCATCGCGCGCCATTGGCGGGCTGGATGTATTCCTTGCGCCGTTCTTCCCGGATTCAACGATGCTTATCACCTCGTTCAACAACCTGTCAATTTACTGGCAGAAAGGAACAATGCGTCGCCTGATGAAAGACGAGCCGGAATACAACCGCATCGCCACCTACCAGTCCATCAATGACGCTTATGTCGTTGAAGACTATGGCAAGTGCGCGATGGTCACTGGCCTGAAGTTCGCCGACAGCTAATCAACTCACGGCGGGCATCATGCCCGCCTGTAACGGAGAGAAAGAATGATTACCCCTGCACAGCAACACTGGCAGAACGTGATGGCGCAGCGCGCAGGCCGGGCGAATGAAGGCGTGGATCACGCCGCGCGTACCGCGCATGAAGAGGTGCTGTATCGTCTGCGTCTGGCACAGGCCCGGCTTAAGGGCGTACAGGCCAGAAGCGCCAGAGCCGCCATCAAAAAAGAGTTGTTGCCGGACTTTTCCGGCTGGATTGAAGGAACGCTGGAGGCTGACGGCGGGCAGCAGGATGAAGTGATTGCCACGCTGATGGTGTGGGCGATTGACTGCGGCGATCTTCCGCTGGCATTGCGTATTGGTGCGTATGTGGTTCGTCACAACCTCATCATGCCGGATAACTTTGGCCGTACTGCTGCCACGGTACTGACCGAGGAAATCTGCAACCCAATACTGACGCAGGCCGGAACGGATGCCGACGCGGATTTATCCGCCTTTATCGAACCACTGGACACCCTCCGGGAGATTGTCACCGACCAGGACATGCCGGACGAAGTGCGCGCCAAATTATGCAAGGCGTGCGCCTTTGCCCGCCGTGGCCTGAGTGATGCGGACAGCATGGCCCTGTCACTGAAGCTGCTGCGCGAAGCGATGCACCTGAACCCGAACGCAGGTGTGAAACGCGAGATTGCAACCCTTTCCCGCGCCCTGAAAAAAGCCGATTCCGCAGCCGACCCAGAAGACGCCAGCGCACCGCAGGCGCAGGACGAAAGCAGCAAAAGTAAAAAGACAACGCGGAAGCCTGCAACACGAAAAAACACCGCGACGCAGAAGGCGAAGCGCGGTTAACGACTGACCCCGTCAGCGGGCGGCGTGCACGGTGTTCCGGTTTGACTCCGTGACCGTTTACACCGCGCACCCACCGCCCGATTTTTTTCAGGAGTGAACCCCATGAGTATGGTTGCCAGAACTGAACCAAGACCCGCAGAGGACGACATCACCGATACCGATGATGGCGACACTCGCATTTCAGCAGGTGCATTCTGGCCGGATATTGTGCTGCGCGAGCTGCGTCTGGCGGTACGACTGCCGGGCCGTGTGACCACCTCCCGCCTGCTGCATACCGCCACCGGAGCTGTGGCACACGTTACCCGCGAGCTGGAAGCATGGCAGCAGGAACAGCAGGCGGCTGGCCACCATACGCTGGCCGATGTTCCGGCACCCGTAATTAACGGAGAAAGCGTCAATCTCTGGCACTGGCGCAATGCTGTTTATACCGCCACACGCGCCCTGATTCTGGAGCGTTACCGCGATGCGGACACCACGGATAAGGGCGACCGCCGGGCGGACGCACTGGATATACAGACATCGGATTTGTGGCGCGATGTGAGCTGGGCCATCTCTGACATTCTGTGCCGCCCGCGAATCTTTGCGGAGTTGTGTTGATGAAAGTGAAGGCACTGGAAGGCGACACCGTGGATTCGCTCTGTTTCCGGTACTACGGCACGACGCAGGGCGTCACCGAAAAGGTGCTGGATGCCAACCCCGGACTCTGTCAGCAGGTATTTCTGGACGCCGGGCAGGAAGTGGAGATGCCGGAGCCGGAGAAGAAGAAACGAGAAATGATTCAGTTGTGGGGGGAGTAGCAGTGAGCACCATTCAAACAGGGATCACAGAGCAGGTTATTGCGTGGATCTTTGACCACCTGCCAACGGTGTATGCAGTAGGCGCGGCGGTCAGCATTTCCGCGCTGATGAGTCTTTATGACGGACGAACACTGGTTCAGACCGTAACGGGATCGCTGGCGTGCGGCGTTCTTGCCATGGCCGTGGCCGGGTCGTTGCGCTTCTTCGGTTTTCCTGAAGATGCCGTGACGTTTATCGGCGCATCAATCGGTTTTATGGGCGCAGAGAAAGCACGCGACAAGGTTATTGCGGCCTTTAATCGCAGGGTGAAGGAGAAGGACGAATGAGCAACACATTTAAATTCAGCAGCCGGAGCGAAAAGAATTTGCAGGGCGTAAACCCTGATCTGGTGAAAGTGACCCGACGGGCACTGGAAATCTCGGAAGTGGATTTTGGTATCACCGAAGGATTGCGTAGCCGTTACCGCCAGAAGCAACTTGTGGCCACGGGTAAGAGCCAGACCATGAACAGCCGCCACCTTACGGGGCATGCCGTGGATGTTGTGGCTTATGTCGGCAGCCAGGTGTCATGGGAATGGCCGCTGTACGAAAAAATCGCAGCAGCATTCAGACAGGCCAGCCGGGAGCTGAATATTCCGGTGGAATGGGGCGGCGACTGGAAGACCCTGAAAGACGGACCGCATTTTCAGTTACCACACGGAGCCTATCCGGCATGAAGCTCTGGCCCACGCTGGGTGTCGCTTTCCTTCTGATTGCCGCATGGGGAACATCCATGCGTCTGTCGTGGTCGCTGGGCCGGGAGAACGCCAGAAACGAAGCGCAGGCCAGCACCCTGAAAAGTACCGTCGACACACTGAATATCATCAGCGCCGGAGTACAGGATATGCAGCAGGTGCTGGCACAACTCCGCGCGGAAAATCAGCAACGCAATCAGGACGGAGAGGCCAGACGTGAACAGCTACGCAACGATATTGCAAAAGATGAATGCGCCCACGCTTTGCCTGACGCTCGTTTTACTGACAGGTTGCGCAGGCACGCAGAACGCGCCACGGCCAGCGCCGTCAGTCCGGCTTATACCGCAGACGCTGACCATACCGGTAACGCCGCCCCCCTTCCCTGATGCTCCCACATGGGGAAACCTCGGGATATGGGGCGACCACCTTCTGGATGCACTGGAAACCTGTAACGCAGATAAACGGGCCATTGAATTACTGGAACAGCGCAGGCTGCAACGACTGAACAACGAGGACAACAACCATGCTGAAAACTGATTCCCTGCGTGAAGCCATGACCCGTTCATGCCGATGGTGTCAGGCCAACCCGGAAAAATTCACCATTTTCGTGGAGAGCGGCAACATTGAAACGACCGGAGAAACGCCCTCGTTTGTTTACCGCTATCAGATGGTGATGTTTGTCATGGATTACGCCGGGGAGCTGGACGACCTCACGCTGCCGTTACTGGCGTGGTTATCAGAAAATCAGCCACAGTTGTTGCTCAATCCGGAGCGTAATCAGGACATCAAATTCTCTGCCGTTATTAATGACGATGACAGCGCCGATCTCCTGTTTATGCTTCCCCTGCGGGAACGTGTTCGCATCACGCGCAGCAGTCAGGGCACACTGCAGGCAGAACACCTTCCGGAGCCAAAACCCCGCCTGCCATCTTCCGAAGGCGACTGGTCGCATGTATTCCAGGATGTGACGTGGGGGGAAAGCGATGGATAAGGCATTCATCCGCGTGGATGAAACCTTTGAGGCCATCCGCGACAGCCTGAATCAGCAGGCCATCAATAACATCGCCAGAAAGCTGGCACAGGATTTACGCCGCGCCCAGCAGGCGCGTATCCGGTCACAGAAAGCGCCGGACGGGACCGCGTGGACACCACGCAGACGCCGCGTAACCCGGATACAGGAGCGCATTCGCTTTATCTGGAATAACGAAACACGCACGCTGAAAAACTGGCATCACGACACGGGGAAATACGGGCGAACCATTACCGGGTGGGATGAGGATAAAAACAATATCCGCACGTTTTACCGGGATGACATCGACCGTTTTCTGGAAATACGCACCCGGCGTATCAACCAGGACAGCACAAAGCACGTCCCCATGTTCGTGAAACTGCGCACCACCCGTTACCTGAAAGCCCGCGCGGATGCCTCCGGTGTGACGGTGGGTTACAGCGGCGTGGCCGCACGTATTGCACGCGTTCATCAGTTCGGCGAGCGCGATCAGGTTGCGCCGGGCATTTTCACCGATTACCCGGTACGTGAGCTGCTGGGTATCAGTCAGGCAGATGAACGCCTGATTTATAACACGGTGCTGGGCCGGATTGCGGAGGCTGTACGGTGAGCGCAGAACTCATGCGACTGCTGAGCAATATCATCCGCACCGGGATCATCTCTGAAGTTGATGAGAAGTCCTGGCGCGTGCGCGTTCGCAGCGGCGAACTGGAAACAGGCTGGCTGCGCTGGAACACCACGCGCGCGGGAGCCTTCAATGTGTGGCTGCCGCCATCACCAGGCGAACAGGTGGTAATTGCCTGCATTGGCGGCAACCCGGAAACCGCCATGATAATTGGCAGCCTGTGGAGTGATGCCAATCCGGCCCCCGGCAAAAGCCTGAAAGAAATCGTGATCAGCGCGCCGGACGGCGCGGTGTTCCGCTACGACGCGGACGCAGGCGCACTGAGCGCCAGCGGCATGAAAACAGCCACCCTGCAGGCATCCGTCAGCGTGACACTGGATACGCCCGTCGTGGAATGCACAAACCTTCTGAGAACAGCGACGCTTGACGTCACAAAAGGGGGAAAGATGAGCGGCAATATCACGCACAGCGGCGGCAGCTTCACCTCAAACGGCATTACCGTGCATACGCATACACACGGTGGCGTGAAAGGCGGCAGCGATTCGACAGGAGGCCCGCAGTGACAACCCGCTACACAGGAATGAATCCGGACGGGACGGGAAACCTGAACGATATGGAGCACCTGAAACAGTCAGTCAGGGACATCCTGACCACCCCGCTGGCAAGCCGGGTTATGCGACGGGAATATGGCAGCCTTGTGCCTGATTTGATTGACGAACCCATGAATAACACCACGCGTCTGCAATGCATGAGTGCTGCCGTGATTGCGCTGACACGATGGGAACCCCGCATTGCCCTGGATGCCATCGACGTTGTCTGGAAAGCGGGAGGCCGCGCCGGGGTGACGTTGTCGGGCACTGTCATGCAGACCATGCAAAATGTTGAATTAACCATCACGCTGAGGGAGTAATCATGCCTGCCGTTGACCTTTCCCAGTTACCGGAACCCGCCATCATCGCGGAGCCTGATTTTGAGGCAATTCTGGCTGATACAAAGGCCATGATGATTGCGGCTTATCCCGCCGAACAGCGTGAAGCCGTCTCCGCCGCGCTGGAGCTGGAATCGGAGCCCCTGAACGTTATCGCCCAGACAACAGCGTTTCGTGAAATGCTGTTACGCCAGCGGGTCAATGAGGGTGCACGCGCCTGCATGCTAAGCCACAGCGCCGGGACAGACCTGGACAACCTCGCGGGCAATATGAACACAAAGCGCCTGGTTATCACTCCGGCAACGGATACCACCGACGCGGTGATGGAAAGTGACACCTCGCTGAGACTGCGGGCGCAACGGGCGTATGACGGTCTGAGTGTTGCTGGCCCGTCAGGTGCATACGAGTATTTTGCACGCAGCGCCAGCGGTCTGGTACGCGACGCGCGGGCCATCAGCCCGTCTCCGGCCAACGTGACGGTTTCCATTCTGTCCACTGAGGGCGACGGCACAGCAACGGAGGCGTTGCTTAATACCGTTCGCGCCGTTCTGAATGCAGAGGATACCCGCCCGGTGGCCGACCGCCTGACCGTACAGAGCGCCAGAATCGTGACATGGCGGCTGAATGCAAAACTGTACTTCTACCCCGGCCCGGAATCCGAACCTATTCTGGCTGCGGCTGAATCGTCGTTCAGGAAGTGGCTGGCTGAGCAGGGGCTTATCGGTCAGGATGTGGCGTTGTCCGCCATTGCTGCCGCACTGCATGTGCACGGTGTGCAACGCGTGGAGATAATCGAACCCACACAGAATATGGCCATCAGCGACATACAGGCGGCGCGCTGTGAGTCATTCACCATCAGCGAAGGTGGGCGTAATGAGTAATTCACTGTTACCGCCATCAGCCAGCAATTTCATGCGTTGTGCCGAAGCCGTCGGGACACGCATTACAGACATTCCGGTAGACCTCAACACGCTGTGGTCGCCGGACACCTGCCCGGTACATCTGCTGCCTTATCTCGCCTGGGCGTTTTCCGTTGACCGCTGGGATCGCAACTGGCCGGAAGAGACAAAGCGACAGGTGATTCGTGATGCATGGCTGATACACCGACACAAAGGAACCATCAGCGCCCTGCGACGAGCCATTGAACCGCTGGGATACCTCATTCGCGTGTCTGAGTGGTGGGAGTTCGACGGCGAACCCGGAACATTCAAGGTTGATGTTGGCACGCTGGACAGTGGTGTGACCGAGGAAATGTATCTGGAAATGGAACGGCTGATTGCCGATGCCAAACCCGCAAGTCGCCACCTTATCGGTCTGAACATTATCCAGGACATTCCCGGCTATCTGTATACAGGCGGTGTGGTCTGTGATGGTGATGTTATTACTGTTTATCCCGGATAAGTGAGAAACAATGAGCACGAAATTTAAAACCGTTATCACTACTGCCGGAGCCGCGAAGCTGGCAGCCGCCACCGTTCCCGGCGGGAAAAAAGTAAACCTGTCTGCAATGGCCGTGGGTGACGGTAATGGCAAATTGCCGGTGCCGGATGCCGGTCAGACGAAGCTGGTGCATGAGGTCTGGCGTCATGCCCTGAATAAAGTCAGCGTGGATAATAAGAATAAAAACTATATCGTGGCTGAACTGGTTGTTCCGCCAGAAGTGGGCGGCTTCTGGATGCGTGAACTTGGTCTGTATGACGATGCCGGAACACTGATTGCGGTCGCCAACATGGCAGAAAGCTATAAGCCTGAACTGGCTGAAGGCTCCGGACGTGCGCAGACCTGCCGCATGGTCATTATTGTCAGTAACGTGGCATCCGTTGAGCTGAGTATTGATGCCAGCACAGTGATGGCGACGCAGGATTACGTCGATGACAAAATCGCAGAGCATGAGCAGTCCCGCCGCCATCCTGACGCCACGCTGACAGAAAAAGGTTTTACCCAGTTAAGCAGTGCAACAAACAGCACCAGTGAAAAGCTGGCGGCAACGCCAAAGGCAGTAAAAGCAGCCTATGACAATGCTGAGAAACGTCTGCAGAAAGACCAGAACGGTGACGATATTCCAGATAAGGGCGCTTTTCTGGACAATGTTGGCGTTACCAGCCTGACGTTTATGAAAAACAATGGCGAAATGCCGGTTGATGCTGATCTGAATACATTTGGTCCCGTTAAAGCTTATCTGGGTACATGGTCAAAAGGCACTTCGACTAATGCACAGATAGCCAAACACTTCCCGGAAGAGAATGCCGTTGGTGTCCTGGAAGTATTTGCAGCAGGAAATTTTAACGGAACACAGCGTTACACCGTTCGCAATGGAAATACTTATATTCGCCACCTGACGGCTAAATGGAACGGCAAAGATGGTCCGTGGAGCGTATGGCGTAACGTTCAGGGGACGGCCAGAACGCTGGATGATAGCATGGATCTCGATTTTCTGGCCGGAGAGGATAATCTGGGTACATGGAGAAATAGTTCCAGTACGTTAGCTTCTCTTGCGTTGCACTATCCCGAAGCTGGTAGTTACGCGCAGGGGGTGCTTGAAGTTCTGAAAGGCGGTGGATTCAGTTATACCCAGCGTTATACCACTCGCCGTGGGAACATGTATGTCCGCTGCCTTGCTGCAAACTGGGATGCATCAAATCCGCAGTGGGAACCATGGCTAAGAATCGGCAGCCAGACTGCAAGCAGCTTTTATGACGGTGATTTGAATGATCTAACCGACCCTGGTATTTACAGTGTGACGGGTAAAGCGACCAATGGTCCATTGCTGGATCCATCTGGTGCAACACTAATAGGGGTGTTAGAGGTTATCAGACGTTTTGATTACGTTGCCGTATTGCAACGCTATACCACTACAGGGACAGGAACGACAACGAAAGGTCGCACGTTTGAGCGCGTCTATACCGGCAGTTCGTGGAGCGAATGGCGGGAAGTCTACACCTCGTATTCACTTCCCCTGAATCTGGGTATCGGCGGTGCTGTGGCAAAGCTCACCAGCCTGGACTGGCAGACCTACGACTTTGTGCCGGGCAGTCTGATAACCGTTCGGCTTGATAACATGACCAACATTCCCGACGGTATGGACTGGGGCGTCATTGATGGCAACCTGATAAACATCGCAGTTGGTCCGAGTGATGATTCCGGTACGGGGCGCTCAATGCATGTATGGCGCAGCACTGTAAGTAAAGCGAACTACCGCTTTTTTATGGTGCGTATTTCAGGAAATCCGGGAAGCCGCACGATCACGACAAGACGTGTGCCAATTATTGACGAAGCTCAGACATGGGCGGCGAAACAGACATTCAGCGGTGGTCTTTCAGGCGAACTGTCCGGCAATGCGGCTACAGCAACAAAGCTGAAAACGGCAAGGACAATTAACGGCGTAAAATTTGACGGCTCGGCAAATATTGAAGCGTTTCCGCCAGGTGTTCCGCTGCCGTGGCCATCAGATACACCACCTGCAGGCTATGCAATTATGCAGGGGCAGACGTTTGATAAGGCAGCATATCCTAAACTGGCTATTGCCTATCCTTCTGGTGTTATTCCAGATATGCGCGGCTGGACAATCAAGGGCAAACCCGCCAGTGGACGTGCTGTATTGTCACAGGAACAGGACGGGATTAAATCGCATACTCACAGCGCCAGTGCGTCAAATACGGATTTAGGGACGAAAACGACCAGTTCATTTGATTACGGCACGAAGACAGTCAGTACGTTTAACCATGGCACAAAATCAACGAACAATACGGGCAATCATACGCACACTGTCGGTGGTGTTTATGGCGGCGACTCTGTCGGTGGAAAACAGCGTGTACAGGCTTCAGGAAACAATCAGGTGTCCAGCACAGCCGGAGCGCACGCCCATACGGTGGATATTGGTCAGCATAACCACACTGTAGGTATTGGTGCCCATGCACACACTGTAGCATTAGGTGCGCACGGGCACACCATCACGGTAAATGCTACGGGTAATACCGAAAACACCGTCAAAAACATCGCATTTAACTATATTGTGAGGCTTGCATAATGGCTTTCAGAATGAGTGCAGAAGCACAAACTATCCGCGTTTTCAATTTACTTAATGGAACCAATGAGTTTATTGGCGAAAGTGATGCATATATTCCGCCGTATACTGGCCTGCCTGCAAACAGTACAGATATTGCACCACCTGATATTCCTGCTGGTTATGCAGCCGTTTTCAATGCAGATGAAATGAAATGGGAACTGATGGAAGACCATCGCGGAAAGACCGTCTACGAAACGAAAACAGGAGCAGCCATTTATATTTCTGAACTTGGCGTATTACCTCCAGACGTGACAGCTATTTCCCCGGAGGGGGATTATCAGAAATGGGACGGAAATGCGTGGGTGAATGATGAGAATGCAGAACGTGATGCGCTTGTCAGAGCGGCGGAGTCTCAGAAGAAAGAGCTGATTGCATATGCAGGTGAAATTATTGCCACGCTGCAGGATGCTGTCGATTTGGATATAGCTACAGAAGAAGAAAAATTAAGTCTGACAAAATGGAAAAAATACCGGGTATTGCTTAACCGTGTTCAGCCGGAAAATGCCCCTGATATCGAATGGCCAGAATTAGTGTAAAGGCAAGATGATTTAAGGAACAAAACCGCCAATATGTTTATTAGCGGTTTTGTATTAAGTCAAAACAACCCTTTAACGGAGCTGGCCGCGCTGTTAAGAGATGATGTGACCTTATCTTTGAAGCCGGACAGCATATCGCTGAACGATGAGGATTGCAGGCGCTCCCGCAAATCCTCATCACAGCGTTCAAGGGTCAGTGAAAATTCTATCTTTTTCGCCTTACCGTAGCGATCAAACTCGGAACGGGTCGTATTCGTTTCGGTCAGGACATACATGCCGTAAATCTGCCCGACGCCATCAATAAGAGGCCAGGGGCGTCCTGTATACGCCTGCGTGGTCAGCAGCGACAGCGACACTTCGCCACCTGTAATTTCAGGATAAAGCACACCAGAAAGAACAATACGATCATCGCCTGCCCCGATATACTGCCAGCTTGCTGAACGGTTAACGCGTTCATTTTTCACATGTCGCCAGCTTTTATTTTGCTGTAACTGCTGATGCGGCAATGTGCGCAACTCAAAAACAAACATGCCGTAGATCATCATCATGGCCATGACTCCTCAATCTTTATCGTAAAAACTGCCACGCCCGGCACGGGCGCGCCGTTCCATTTCTGCCCTGACCATTTCACCGACCAGTTTCGCCAGTTCGCGGGGATTCTGCGTAACAACGTTATGCAGATGAACATGAATTTCACCGCCAAATCCGGAGGCAACAGGCTCCCGGTTACGGGAAGTTGCAGGAACTGATGCCACTGGCGATCGTATGGCCTCTGCCACCGGGCGGGAGCTGGCCGCAACAACAGGGACCAGCGCCGGAGGCAGCGGAGCCGGAACCACAGGTGTGATATTAATTGCGGGGGCAGGCTTACTGACCTGCGCAATCTTCCGCTCCTGCCACTCCCCACGAACGGCAAGTGCGCGGGGCAGGTTCTTAAAGACAATATCGCCGGGGCCAATGCGTTTTTTCGTCTCATCAACCAGCTTACCTGTGTTATCAGCAATTTTGCTGAGTCTGCGTAGCGTACCGGTATTGCTGTCTGTGAGCGGTTTGTTGTCTTTGGGGTTATCACCTCCGGTGCCATTGCCATTTTCCACAGGCTTCGGCGGATTGATTTTCGCAATGTCTCCCTGAAACAGAGCAACCTTGTCCTGAAGAATGGCCGCACGCTGCGCGTCTTCGATTTTCTTGCGCGCCCTTTCCGCTTCATCCGGAAGAACACCGAGTTTTTCAAGTATCCACGCCAACGTATCCAGCAGCATTTTTGCAGGCGTCAGGACAAGCTGTAACGCACCGCCAAGAACGTTACCGAATACCTCGCCAGCACTTGTGCATTTATCCAGCGTTTCCTTGCTGGACTCCATCGGTGACAACAGCGATTTAAACCAGTTAAACACCTGGCTGATCCCGCTTCCGATTGCGTCAAAAACAGGACCAAACCGTTCAAAGGTTTCGCGTAACGGGGCCAGCCGCTCCATAATCCCGCTGAACACCCCGGCATAAAACGCCTTGATGGGTTCCCAGTATTTCCAGATGAGAACTGCCGCAGCCACAAACGCAGCAGCAATCAATCCGACCGGGCTGAACAGCGCCCCGATAGCGCCCCCCAGTAACGAAACGGAACCCGTCACCATTCCCCATAGTGCAGGCAGGAGCCTGACAGCATTCATTGATCCGGTCAGGAGGGAAAAACCAAGACGCAGTTTTGCCAGTGGGCCAGCAAGCACACCAAGAGCAAGCGACAACGAGCCTACGGTTGCAGTCACTGCCAGCAGCGCACCGCCTGCAATCAGTAGCTGGCGCGTCAGTACAGGATGGGCCTGCGCCAGTGCCGTCACTTTTGAGACCACCCGCGTTAGCCACTGCGTGACAGAACGCAGCGAACCGTCAACCAGATCACTGATGCGAATACGAAGACCTTCCCATGCGCTGTCGAGATTTTTCAGGTCGCCATCAAGGTTGTCGGCCATAACCTTTGCCGTGCGTTCAGCCTCACCGCGTGCGCCCTCAAGTTCTTTTCTCAGTTTGGGTAAGGAACCGTCACCCGCCGCATCAACGAGTGCCATAAACGATGTGAAAGCCTCTTCCCCGGCGATGTCCTTAAAGAAGGATACCCGGTCAACTTCCCCGTATTTGCGGGTAGCTTTATAAAGGTCAGCCAGCAGATCTTCCATCGGGCGCATTTTGCCCCCGGCATCCGAGACGGACACGCCCAGCTCTTTCAGCGCTTCTGCCGCTGCCTTTGGCGGTGATGCCAGACGAGCCAGGCTGGCACGCATTGCCGTCCCGGCATCACTCCCTCTGATGCCCATATTCGCCAGTACGCCCGCCATCGCTGCGGCCTGCTCCAGCGATATTCCCAGCTTACCCGCCACCGGACCTGCATATTTCATGGTTTCGCCCAGTGCGCGAAGGTCAGTGTTGGTACGGGTAAACGCTGCGGTGAGTGTGTCACCGACCCGGTCCATCTGGTCAGCAGAAAGGCCGAACTGCGTCAGGATATTTGAGCCAATATCTGCCGTCTCGCCGAGATCCATACCGCCAGCCGTTGCCATGCTCAGTACGCCGGGAAGCGCAGCCTGAATGGCCTGCGGAGTGAAGCCAGCCATTGCAAGAAATGCCTGTCCACTGGCGGCATCGCCTGCGGTGAACTGCGTTTCAGAGCCAAGTTTTAACGCCTGCTCACGCAGCACCTTAAACTGCGGGCTGTTCTGGTCGATTCGCGTCAGTGCCTGAACGCGGGACATCTCTTTCCCGAACCCGATCGCAGGCTGCAAAAAACGCCCGGCAGCATAGCCGCCCGCCGCTGCCGCACCAATTGCCAGCGCACCACCTGTTTTCAGTTTTCCCGCTGTTTCCTGCGCGCGCGAATACCGCTCACGCGCCCGCGTTACACGCGCAAGCGCCTGCCGTTCGCGTTCAAGCTGGTTGTTGTACTGTTCGGTGCGTCTGATGGCCTGCTGGATGGTGTTATCGCTGCCTGTCAGGGAAATGCCGTGGCGTTTCAGCTCTCCGCCAAGTTCCCGCATTTTCTGAATTTCCCGTGTGCGCGATTCATTCAGGCGTTCAAGCCGGGTGCTTAACTGCTGCATCAGCTTTTGCTGTTTTTCGCTGAGCACTGTACCCGTGCGTTGTAACTGATTAAGGGCGTTAAGCTGGCGTCGTGCTTTTACGATGCCCGCATCCGCTTTACTGACAGCGTCACGGGCGCGCTCAAATGAACGCGCCTGACGCTCGAGATTTTTGATCGCCCCCTGCGTTCGCTGGATGGAGTCACCAAACTGCCCCATCAGGCGGCGGGCGTTTTCGGCAGGCCGGGTCAGCCTGTCAACGGCGCTGAAAGCGACCCGGATATCAAGAGTCTTCATTGTCTGCATTCCCGCTGCGAAGTGCCGCCCGCTCACGCCAGCTAACCACTTCGCCGGGCGTCATCATGAAGATTTCGGCGGGCGACCAGTTAAAAATGGCGGCAATATCCGCCACCAGATCTTCGATGTGCTCAAAGCACACCAGGGTGATTACGCTGCCGTCTCCTGCACGCTCTTCGCGCCAGAGTCTGGCTCGCTCATAAAATTTACAGCCACAGCGCACAACTGAATAAAATCGCGTGACGACATTTTTTTAATCATCACTTCATCCAGTCGTGGCGAAGTCACGCGAGGCAACAGCGTGAACATGGTATCCGCTTTCAGATTCAGCACATCAGACAGCGACAAACCTCGCAGGGATCCAGCCTGCTCAATAGCCCCGGTGATCTCCACATACGTGATTTTTTCGCCGCCACGCTCAATTGGCCGGGAAAGTTTTACACCACGTTCGACAGCCATATCCTCATCTGCCGTCACATCATCCGCCACGGTGTTATTCTGGGTTTCAGTATCGATGTTTTTCATCAGTGGTCTCCTTTTCAGTCAGAGGCGACGCACTGCGCCGCCTGCATATTACTTATCAGCCAAGCCCAAGCGCGGAACGGATGCGATCGGGCGCAATGTCCTTGCCGTCCTTCCGGTAAATGAAGTTCAGCAGGTCAATCTCCCACAACGGGCGATCGTTAACACTCAGCTTGTAGTAGGTGTTTTTAATGGCGTAAGTGTGTGATGTGGCTTCGCCCTGTTTGGCTTCCCCCATATCAATTTCCGTCACACGTCCGCGCATTTCGACTTCATACAGGTCGCTTTCTGCATCGGTGTAGTATTCACCCGCAAAACGCAGCAGCGTGCCGTCAATCGTGCCGCCATACTTAAGGAACAGCTCACGAACTGCGCCCCCCATGACAAAGCTCGCATCAAGCGCGGAGTCGTCCAGACCGAGATCAATACTTACCGCCCCCATCATGCCACCACCCCGGTAGCTGTCGGTTTTGCGCGTCAGCTTAGGCAGAGTGACGGACGTCACCTTACCCACTTCGTTTTCACCATCCACAAACAGCGTAAAAAAGCGAAGATGTTTTGGCACAGCCATCAGGCACCTCCCAACACCGCAAATGCGGGTTCAAAGTATTCATCAGTAAACGTCTGGTAAAGCTCCATGTCTTCCAGTGGCGGAACGGGCGTATATTTGTAGCGAATACGCACACGCCCCTGACGTAAATCCGTGGTGCTGTTATCCACCACGTCATACCAGCACTCCGCGCCAATCAGTTTCCCGGCAGTAACCAGTGAATCCAGTTTTGCCCTGATGGCACTGATAACATCCTTCACGTTCGCAGGCGTCAGTGGACTGTCGATGGTTTCAAACTGCGCTTCCGCAATTGAATCAGCCAGCACCTGTGCGGTTCGGGTATACACCTCAAAGATGTAGGCGTTCGTTTCCGGTGTGCGGTTGCCCCAGAAGCGGAACCCGTTGCGACGAATAATGGTCGTGATTTCTTTGTTGTTGAGGCTGTTGGCATCGCTGTCTTCGGCCTGTAACGACCAGAACACATGCCTGGACATCCCCAGCACATTTTTAACCGGAACGTTGGACAGCGATTTGTGCCAGCCCTGCTCATGGTCAATGTACGCACGAAGGCCGCACGCATAGGCAGGCGCGGGGAACGTTTCGTTTTCGCCACTTTTCGTGTTGTAGGCGATGAAGTCCGGCCACAAGAGCATCACTTCACGTTCGTTGAATTTCTGGCGGTAGGTAATCGCTTCAGCCATCGTGTTACAGCCGTGACATGAGGCATACACAAACGCGCGCAGTTTACCCGCAATCACGCACAGGGATTTTGTCACCGCCTCCGTGTCCAGCTCCGGCGCGGCCAGAATACGCGGACGGTATCCGATGCTTTCATCCTGCTCTGCAACAAGCAGCGCATACATCCCCGTATAGCTGCCGTCATCCTCAGAACCACCGATAACCAGTTGATCCTGCGTCTTTCCGTCTTCTTCTTTGTGTTCAGCCACGCGAACGACGATCACCTTTGTGCTCACCTGGTCTGCGATGGCCTTAAGCACACGATAAAGCGTCCCCGTTGTTCCGCATTTTCCCAGCACGTCATTGACGCGGGTCAGCAGTGTGGGCTTGTTCAGCGGGAACAGCTTCGCGTCCGCATCATCCGCCGTTGCCACGATACCGATAACGCTGGAATCAACATCGTTAATCGCTGTTACCAGGTCGGTATTTTCCGTAACACGGGCACCATGAAAACGAGTTTCACTCATAGCTTCAGCCCCTTGTATCCGTTAAATGATTCGGCAACAATCATCACCCACCACGCGCGTAATCTCACCCCTGCGCCGTTCTTGCCGCCCGGCGACAACAAAAAGCAGTAACCCCGCCCGCACACACATGCGACCATGCCGCACAGGGAGGGAGCAGATGACCGATACCACCATGCAATTGCTCAGTCAGAGCACAGACCCCGTGAAAATGCCGGATTTTGATATTCTCGCGGAGGGTAAAACGCTGTCCGGCGTGGCAGAGCGCCTGATGAGCCTGTCGCTGACCGACAACCGGGGATTTGAGGCAGACCAGCTCACCATTACGCTGGATGATGCGGATGGTCAGTTGCAGCTTCCACCACGGGGCGCGTGCCTGACGGTTCTCATTGGCTGGAAAGGCGAACCGCTGACAGAAAAAGGGTCTTACATTGTTGATGAAATCGCACACGAAGGACCGCCGGACAGGCTGACTGTTTCAGCCAGAAGCGCAGATTTTCGGGATGAATTTAACGTTAAACGTGAAGTGTCCTGGCATGATGTGACCGTTGAGCGCGTGGTATCCGCCATCGCTCATCGGTACGGTCTGAAACCGCAAATCAGCGAAATGCTGATGGATATCGAAATCGACCACGCCGACCAGACTGAAGAAAGCGACATGTCCTTCCTTACGCGCATGGCGGAAATGCTGGGCGCAATCACCACGGTAAAAAGCGGTAATCTGTTATTCATCATGCCCGGCGGTGGCGTGAACGCACAGGGCCAGCCGTTGCCATCGTTCTCCATCACCCGCAGCAGCGGCGATCGCCATCAGTTCCGCATTGCTGACCGCGAGGCGTATACGGGGGTACGCGCTTACTGGCTTGATCTTAATTACGGGAAAAAGAAAAAAGTCAGCGTGAAACGCCGCAAACCGCCAAAACCGAAAAAAGAGAAAAGCAGCAGCCGTGAAGGTGATTATATGGAAGGCGCGGAAGGCAATGTGTTTGTGTTACGCAAGACTTATCAGAACGAGCAGGCAGCAAGACGCGCAGCGGCGGCAAAGTGGCAACAACTACAACGCGGAGCCGCATCATTCTCCATCACGCTGGCACGTGGACGAGCAGAACTCTACCCCGAAATGCATGGCACGGTAACAGGATTTAAAAGCGAGATTGATAATCAGGACTGGATTATTGCAAAAGCCGAGCACACCATTGATAACAGCGGCTTTACCACGCAGCTTGAGCTTGAGGCAAAAATCCCGGAATGGATAGCGGAAACAGAGTGAGCAACTTAGAATAGCGGCAGCACCACGTTAAAGGAGGTCGCTATGTTCCGTTGTCCGCTTTGTGGCGCATCTGCCCGTATCCGCACCAGTCGTCCGGAAAATGATTCAAACACCGTGCGGCAAAAGTATTACCAGTGTAACAACCTGGAATGCGGCGTATGCTTCTCAACACTGGAAGCTTTCCATAAATTCACATCGAAACACGCCTCCGGCGTTCACTCATCAGAAGGTATCCCGTGGCATGAGCTGCCAGCTTCACACAGGGGAAACAATCAGATGAGTTTGCCTTTACCTCAGAATTAACAGGCAGAATTGCCGGAGTAACAAAAAAGCGATAGATTACGTGCGGGTGCCTTTCGGCTGATGGTCGGAGGGAATACCCGAAGGCCGGATGTGGAAAGGCCCCGGAAAACATTTCTGTTTAACCGAGGCCCTAACCCGTCAACCTAGCAAGTGATAGGTTAGCGCCTCTCCAACAAAGGAGCAAGCGCTATGTCGCAAAAATCGCTTACGGCCATCACGTTCTGCGTGACGGTAATCCTCATCATCTGGATGCTGCACGGTTCGCTGTGTGAAATACGGATGAGCTTCTGGGGAGCGGAGTTTGCGGCGTTCTTACAGTGTAAGCAGTAAGGAAACCGCGACGGGGAGGCAACTCCCCGTCAATCGGTTGCTAGGGTAAGGCCGATAAGGCACCCTATCTCATAGGCATGAATAACAACCCCGCAGCGTAAAAACTGCGGGGTTTCTTTTTGGAACTCTCACTAGCTAGTGAGCCGTTAACTGCACATAATGCTCGCACAACAAATCAGTTAAAAGAGATTACTCAGCATTCTCCTGCTTCCATTGCCGGATCATTTCATCGGTAACATCACTTTCATAACATACCACGTCATACCCTCCAGTACGGCTATATGCACTGCGTCCACCACATCTACTACCATTCCTTGCATGATTATACGGACACGCACAATTGCCTGGATAAGATTCAATGGATTCTTTAATTATTTCTTTCTTGATCTGAGCATCTGACTTTCCTGTTGCTGCATACCCACTAAAAGATACCAAACAAAGGCAGATTGCCATTAATAAACCACATCGCATACCGATACACTCTATTACTAACCAATCATAGCCCACATCATAAAATCGAGATGAGGAGTACAACACCTTTAACAAGAAGGTGCCATCACGATAATATGCCGTGCAATTCATCAAAAAAAAGATCTATATCAAAGAGATAGAGTTATTATCAGTGCTGCAGACATCAGCATTCGAGGCAGCAGAAAGACAGTAAATCTAACGAATTTGTCTTTTTCTCAGGATGTTGTCAGATTAAAAAAGATAGAGTAGCGCAGACACCTTTTGGTGGATGGTAGGAGGAAAAATGAAGTTGAGTGGGAAGATCCCAGAAAAAACTTTGGTTTAACCAAGGCCCTAGTTCAATATGCGAAATGCAGATGAGTTGCAGGAGAGTTTTGCTTCACCCTTAGAGTTTAAACAGACGTGTACTATCATTATTTCTGCATATCGCCACACCATCGCCACTTTACCGCCATTTAACAAAATACAAATACAAAAAAACCACCCGAAGGTGGTTTCACGACACTGCTTATTGCTTTGATTTTATTCTTATCTTTCCCATGGTACCCGGAGCGGGACTTGAACCCGCACAGCGCGAACGCCGAGGGATTTTAAATCCCTTGTGTCTACCGATTCCACCATCCGGGCTCGGGAAAAAAGTGGAGGCGCGTTCCGGAGTCGAACCGGACTAGACGGATTTGCAATCCGCTACATAACCGCTTTGTTAACGCGCCAAATTCTTCAGGCTTTTCAGCCAGACACCCGCTTAAGCCGATGTCTTTTAAACTGGAGCGGGAAACGAGACTCGAACTCGCGACCCCGACCTTGGCAAGGTCGTGCTCTACCAACTGAGCTATTCCCGCATTCATCAAGCAATCAGCTAATCACTTGATTTTATTATCGTCTGGCAATCAGTGCCGCCGTTCGATGCGTTGCATTCTACTTACCTGACGCGATGAGTCAACGATATTTTTCACCAGTTTTGATCGCTTGCTGAATTTTGCGTCGAAACGA